GTTCGGAAGGCAAATTTGTAGCTGTATTTATATCTATATGTGTGGACAAGTGAACTGTTCAAAAATGTTCAATTTTAATTTGCGATGCTGAACGAATGTGATAAATTTCCGCATGGACAAAACATATACAAAACTATTTCACAGAATCCTTTCAAGCTCAATTTGGGACGAGGACGATAAGACGCGGCTAGTGTGGATTACGATGCTTGCGCTAACCGATGAAAGCGGCTGCGTTGTTTGCACCGTTTCAAAGCTCGCCCGCGATGCTCGCGTGGAACTAGATGCGTGTCAGGCCGCATTGGACAAATTCCTTGCGTCCGACTCTGCAAGTCTAACTTCTCAAAACGAAGGGCGGCGCATTGAAAAAATTGAAGGCGGCTGGCGGTTGCTGAATCATGGCAAATACAAAGAAATGATGAGCAAGGAATCGCGCCGTCAGTATTTCAGAGAAAAGCGCAGAGAGTATCGCCAGCGCGAGCGTGAATTAAACAAGGGAAAAAACATTAAACAAATAGTCCGCGAAAAATTAGAATCGGAAGAATAGCGATTTTCCTTGTCAAATTCTAAATCATGTCGCATGGTTGGCCTGTGACGACCATAAAAGAAAACTTTCCCGCCAGACCGAGCGATTGCGCGGTCGTCACAAACTACACTTTCGCGGAGTCTGGCGGGGATTTGTTCTTATGAAAGACCTCACTTGATTGACCCAGCTTATTTTGTCTGGCATAAATGAAAACTCCTGACGAACGCGAAATCAGCGCAAGCATTGGCGCATGGGCGTCAGCTTTAGGCAAAGACCCCAAAACAATTCAACTGCGCTTAAAGAAGCGCGAGTATCGTTTTGAGCCGCACGATAAAATTCCCGCGCAAGAAATTTTCAAAGCATTGATGTCGGATAAAGATGAAGCGTTGGCGCGCATTGCCGCCGCCGATGCGGATGCAAAAGAGCGTGAAAATCGAGTTGCGGACGGCGAATTGATGGAATTGCCAGCGATTGAAAAAGCATTGTGGTTTGATTTGCTTGCACCATTGCGCTTGGAGTTGGAGCAGTTGCCGCAGATTTATGCCGGACTTTGTAATCCGCAAGACCCGCAGACCGCCGAAAAAGTTTTGCGTCAATTTGTGGAAAAGCTGAAAGTGAATTTGAAAGAACCAAAAAACGAAGATGCGCTCGCAGGATAAAAAATATCTCAAATCTTTGGTTGAAAGGTTTTGTGCGCCGAAACCAATTCAGCTTGCAAGTGTTTGGGCGGAAGAAAACTTCGTGCTTAACGAGCCAAAGATAAAAGGCCCGTTCACTTTTGTTGGCCGCGAGTATTTGCGCGAGCCGGTTGACGCATGGGGCCCGCTGCCGGAAAACCTTAAAAGCGGAACGGATTTCGTTGCGGTGTTTGGCACGGGCGCGGGCAAGACGGTTTCCAACATGGCGGGGATTTGCTACCGACTGGCAAACGAGCCGACGCGCGCTTTAATTGTAAAGCCAACGGGCGGAACGGGGCCAGCGGGAGCGCGTTCATTCGCCAAGACGCGATTGCACAAAGCGATTCGCGCGACGAAAGTTTTGCGCGATAAAATTCCAACTGGCGCGGCGCGGTTTGATTTTACAAGTGGGCAGATGCAAATTAACGGCAGCATCATCGACGTGACGGGCAGCAACTCCGCTAGCCAGCTTGCCGAAAATCGTTGCGACGTGGTTTGGCAGGATGAAATTGACAAATACCCCGAGCAGACCGAAACAAGCAAAGAAGCCAATCCAGTCACTCTAGCTGACGAGCGCACAAAGTCCGTTCCTGAATCGCGCCGTTACAAACAATCAACGCCGACCTTGGACAATACCGGCATCTGGGAAGAGTTCAAGAAATCCGACAAGCGCAGATTTTTTCTTCCGTGTCCGCATTGCTCTGAAAAAATTGTCTTTGCATGGTCAAAACGATTCTCCGTTTTTGAACCGCAAGGTTACGAAGCGTATATCAAATGGGACGACGATGCGCGGACGCAAAACGGAGACTGGGATTTAGACCGCGTAGTTAAATCGGCGCATATGGTTTGCCCACATTGCCAAGGCAAAATACTCAATTCTCACAAACATGAAATGTTAAAACATGGCGAATGGCGAGCGACCGCGCAGGGCGTTCCGGGATATATCGGCTGGCATCTTCCGTCCATGTATTCAACATCGCGCGATTGCGATTTTGGCGCGATGGCAAAAAAGTTTTTAACTGCGAAGCGAAGCATTGATGGCGTAAAGGGGTTTATCAATTCCGACCTTGCCGAGCCGGACGTAAATCAATCGGTGTCAGTTGACCGCGTAGGAACAGTCGGACGCCACATAGAATTAACGGGCGAATGGCTGAAAATTTTATCCGTGGATTATCACGAACACGCGCCATATTTTTGGGCGGTTGTCCGCGCATGGAACGGGACGGACGCTTGTCACGGCCTTGAATACAAGGCGTTCAATCAATGGGACGAATTGGACGACTTGCAAGCGAAACATCAAATCATTCCGCAAGCGGTGTTTTTGGATGTTGGCTTTTCGCAGTCGGAAGTTTTGCGGAACTGCGCGAATATAAAAATGCCGACGCGATGCCAGCTAGACCCGCCAATCCAAGACAAGTTGCCAATGGTGAACGGCTGGAATCCAATGAAGGCTTTTGGCGGAAAGCGACAATTCCGCGATGAGGAAAGCGGGCTTTATCGTCCTTACCGCGTCAATCCAAACATTGACCCATACAGCGGCACAGATTTAGCCAAGCAAATGCGAATTGAACTTTTGGAGTTCCTGTCGGATTTGTTTGAGGACATGATGGACAACGTGCGGACGGGCAAGACGCATTTCAAATGGACAATCTCGCCGGAAATGGACACGGAGGAGTATCACAAGCACATGGCTGGAAAAGTTCGTAAGCCAAAGAAAAACAATCCGCGCGACTATACTTGGCAATCTCGTCGCTCTGATTGGGACGACCATGTTCATGCGTGTGAGCTAATGAATTTCGTTGGAGCATACCGCTTGAATTTAATCAGCTTCGATGCTATACAGGCAATGAAGAAAGAAAAAGAAAACGCATGAACCTAGGCGCCGCCCGCAAACAGTTTCACGAAAACTTAAAAATAAATGTCGTCGTCGCAATCCGAAATGGATTGCCCGCCGAAGAAATACGCGACGGATTGTTTTCCGCCGCCGAGCCGATAATCATGGCAATTCAGGAAAAGGAAATTGCTGAAACCGCCAGCCTGATTACGCCCGCAACCAACGCAACGCCACTGCCAAAATGAAACCACCTGAAACAGAATCCCCGCGAAACAAGGTTCAAAACGCGCGCAAAGCGATTGCGGAAACCGTCAAAAGTTTCTTTCCGCCGCGTGAGAAATGCAAATGCGGTTGCCATGAAAAGCCAAAGGAGCAGCCGAAATGAAACAGCATAAATGCCATTATTATTCAGGTTCTGATAATGGAGTCCGCATTTATTGCTGGCTAATTTTCGGAAAACACCGGTTGGCAAACGTGGTTAAATGTTTTCAGCTAAATCCTAAATTTCTACAATGAAAACCAACCTCTCGCCTCGCCAAGAGCAAATCGTCAAGCTGATTGCCAAAGGTAAAACCGACAAGGAAATTGCCGACTCGGTTGCCATCAAGAAGAATACCGTTGGCAGTCACGTTCGCGCCATCCTGCAAAAACTTCGCGCATCTTCCCGCGCTCATGCCGTCGCCATTTTTTTGTCTCAATAACTAATGCTTTTGCGTTAGCGTTTTCTAGCGTCTATTAAAAATAGACACTCCGTGCCAATAATAATGCCGGATGGATATAGCTGTTGAGACGCTGCAAATGTTTTTGGAGAACGCTTGGGATGATGCTCCCGATAGCGCGTCAAGTTTACGTCAACAGCTTCGCAATCAAGAGCGCGCGGCGGGCAACTTGTTTTCAGGCGGCTCAATCGGTTCGGTTTCTAAAAATTCGGCTTCGCAATCGTATCGCAGCGCGGGCGTTGGCAGCTACACTCCCGCGCAGCTTCAGCAATCTTATCGGATGCTGATTGAGCTTTACGACCGCGAAAATAATAAGCTGAACGGATTTATTTGGCTTATTCAAAATGAGCCGACATCGCCGCCCGCGCAATGGTTTATTGAAGCCTTCCCGCAATACGCGAATTATAATCCCGCGCAACCGCCAGACGCGGATATAGCGGTTTATCCTTTCATGCAGCGGATTTTGAAACCCGTATATGATTATCAGCCGGACGTTTCCTATTTGCGTTTAGAGCCGACCGCATACGATGGGAATTTCATTCCAGAAGGAGCGTGCTGGTGAAATCTCCAATCACAGCTTTAATTTTCGACTCCGCTAATTTTCCGACATTTGGCAGGATTGCGCTTAATGCCACCAAAGTCCTTCAAAAGACTTTTCCAAAATCCGACACTTGCCGGAAATTATTTCACGGAACTAAAAACTGGTATGAGGGCGGCTGGCCGCTGGCTACTGGCGGAAAGTTTTCTTATCTGCCGTCGCTCGTTCAAGATGCCAAGTTTGACCAGAACTATATCACGCGCCGCGAGATGTTGCGCCGGATGCGTTATTGGTCACAAAACTCGCCACTCACAGAAGCAATTCTTTCCGTTGGTGAGCGTTACACTGTTGGCGCAAGCGGGCTTCACGTCTCGTTTTATCCAAGCGACGACATTTCGGAAGATGCCGACAATTCATGGTTTGAGCGCGCGGAAAGCGTGATTCAAGAATGGTTTCAGCACTGCGGCTGGAATGGTGAAAGCATGGCCGAACTTTTGAAAGTCGCCTATCGCTGTCAAAAAGTTGACGGCGACGTTTTAATTCTTAAGACGCGCAAAAATCTTCCGTTATCGTTTGACAATCGCATTTTGAACGTGCCGAAACCCGTCCTGCAAATTGTTGAAGGACACCGATGCGAATCGCCTTGGAATCAATTTGAGCAAGAAGGCATCACGCTGGTTGATGGGGTTCAATATAAAACGGTTGACGTAAGCGGGCGCACGATGCTTGATAAAATCGGATTTTGGGTTCGCAGCGGTCAGACATCATTTGAACAAAATGATTCATGGGTGATGATACCTTGCGAACAGATTTGGCAACTGCGAAACATTCATCGTGCAGACCAGCCGCGCAGCGTTTCTGATTTCTATTCCTGCGAAGTCAATTTGAACAAGCTGGAAGATGTTATCACAATTGAATTAACCGCGCAAAACGCGCAGAGCGTCCGCGCCGTAGCGATTGAAAGCGCAAGCGGACAGGCCGCAAATCCGCTTGACCCAAAACTTGAGCGCATTAACGCAGCAATGGGGCGTCCGTCCGCGCCAGCGTCAACAACCGATTGGGATAAGCGCACCGCAGTTTTCCGCGAAGAAACTGGCGCATACATTTTTGGATTAAAGACAGGTGAAAAAGCCATCAACATGGCTCCGACGCGGCCAAGCGATG